TAGGCCTGTCTTTGCCCGCTTTCGGGGATGGCTCGTTGTTACGCTCACTTGATGATGCAGTCGTCGACACCCTAGACAAGGCACACTACCTCTTCGCTGTCACTTATCCTGATGTCTCTGGCGTGTATGCCTCGGATAGCCACACGATGGATGAGTCTACGAGCGACTACTGCTACCTGGAACGAGTGCGCACGATGGACAAGGCTGAGCGATCTATACGACGCTATATGATCCCTAAGCTCTCAGGTAATATCTATCTCGATGAGTCTACGGGTAAGCTGGAGAGTCACTCCGTCGCACACCTAGAGACTCAAGCTAACCGAGCTATCGAAGAGATGAGTAAGGCGGGCGAGATCTCGGGGTATAAGGTGTACATTGACCCAGACCAGCCTATCCTCTCCACCTCTGAGATTGAGTTCACTATCATCAAGTTGCCTGTTGCTGTCGCTCGACGCTTCAAGATAGGTCTTGGCTTCACCACTAAGATATATAAGGTATAAGTAATATGGCATTAGATAACAACGGCACGCCCCTCATCAACGGGCGGCTATATGGATGGGCCACAGTCAAAGTCGCTATCCAAGGTATCCCCCTGATAGGTATTACCTCCATCGAGTATGAGGAGAAGCAAGAGATCGTCAATAAGTATGGTGCAGGTCGCTATGCTATTGGGCGAGGCAAGGGTCGTATCACCGTAGAGGCAAAGCTAACGGTCTATCTTGACGAGCTCCTACCTCTACAGGCCAAGAGTCGCACAGGTCGCCTCCAGGATCTTGGGATGTTTGACATCTCAGTATCCTACCTCGATGAGAATACGGGGCTGATCATTACCGACAAGATCCGCAACTGTGAGATCAGTAACAACCCTCGCAAGGCCAAGGAAGGCGACACCGATATCACTACTGATCTAGAGCTCGTAGCGTCACACATTGAGTGGGGCCAAATGGGCAAGTAATCACACATTAATTGCTAGTTAATCATGAGTAATAAACGTATTGGGGAACTCTCCCAGGAGGCTCTTGATGAGCTCAAGGCCAAGTATAGTCGTATTTACCTAGTCGAGGTGGAAGACGAGAGTGAGACGCACTGTCTCTACCTACGTCGTCCAGACTTCAACACGATCAAGGCCGTGGGCAAGGTCGCCAAGGATGATCCCGTGGAGTCCTCACGTATCCTCCTCGTCAACTGCAAGGTGGCTGGGAGTGATACCGTCCTCGAGGATGGTGTCCTGCTGATGGCAGCAGGTAATGCCTCGAGCGAGCTCCTCATCTCTGCCAAGGCTCACCTAAAAAACGTATAGAGGCGCATCTGATTGACGAGTCTGATAGCTATCATGACTATGTCATGGGATGCGCCCTCATACGGGCTCACCTCGGTGTTGACCCCGAGGCTCTAAATGAAGAGGACTGGGCGATATCTCTCGCCCAGTCCCTATGGATAGAAAAACGTAAAGAGGCTCAAATGCAGCGGGCTGTCGCCCTTGCCCTCGGAGGTGATGGCTAGTAAATAGATCGACGGCCATTCTCAGTCGTGGGCTTCTGCCACCAGCCGGAAAACGGCATTGTGATCAATACGTAGGCGAAATACCCTACTAAGAGGACAAAGCCAATCATCAGCAAGTAGCTGAATATTTGGATCAGGATCTGTGTCATAGTTGTACTCTTTTCTCACCCCTAAGGTAGTAAAATTCAATGGAAACAAACATCGAGGTCTCGTTTAACTCGAAAGGTGACTTGCTTGAGACGATCAAGAAGATCGAGTCCTCGTTCCAAGCTGTAGGGCAGAGGGTAGAGGAAACAAAAGAGCAGGTCGAGGAGACAAAGTCGGCATTTGAGCGTTTGTCGGCAGCTGCTATTAACTTCGACGGGCTACTCAGAGGCATCGAGCGTGTCACCCATAGCTTCAACGGACTCATTGCCCCAGGAGTGGCTCTGAACACCTCACTCACCGACCTGCAGGCGATTACTGGAGTCACAGGCGAAGAGCTTAGGCAGATTGAGAGCTACGCTCGAGAGACGGCGAAAGCTTTTGGGGTTGATGCTGCCGGGGCCGTGGAGTCTTATAAGCTGATACTTGGCCAGCTCTCCCCAGAGTTAGCTAAGACCCCCGAGGCTCTTAAGGCTATGGGGGAGCATGTTGCCACCCTATCCAAGCTAATGGGAGGTGATGCGGCAGCGGCTGCCGAGACGCTTAATACTGCGATGAACCAGTATGGAGTAGACTTGTCTGACCCTATACGGGCATCGGAGGAGATGGCTCGCATGATGCATGTCATGGCAGCTGCGGGGCAGGAGGGGTCTGCTGAACTCCCTCAGATTAAGGAGGCTCTGGAGCAGGCGGGGATGGCGGCTAAGGGGGCAGGTGTGAGCTTTGAAGAAGCCAACGCTGCGATACAGGTCTTGGATAAAGCGGGGAAGAAAGGCAGCGAAGGAGGTATAGCCTTACGCAATGTCCTTGCTACCCTGAGTCAAGGTCGCTTCCTGCCCAAGGATGTTCGGAAAGAACTTTCCGCAGCGGGTGTAAGTGTCACGGATCTAGCCGACAGAGGACGCTCCCTCAAGGAGCGCCTAGAGCTACTCAGACCCGTCATGGATGACGCAGCGCTCTTCAGCAAGCTCTTTGGCAAAGAAAACACGAACGCTGCCATGGCCCTTGTTGGGAGTGCCGACGAAGTGGAGCGCTATACAAATGCGATCCAGGATACTTCGTCGGCATCCGATCAGGCTTCTGTCGTCATGGAAGGCTTTGCTGAAAGGCAAGCACGCATAAGGCAGGCATTCGAGGATATCAAGATCGAGATCTTCAATAACCTTGGAGACTTCGCTATCTGGGGAGTTACGATCGGAGAGGCGATAGTCCCTATCATGGGGCTCATCCCTCTACTAACTGCTGTCGGCAATGGTGCTAAATATGCTTGGCGAGGGGTATCCTGGCTAGCAGGTGTTATCGGTAGATCATCACTCTGGTCTGGGTTCCTCAATTTCTTGTCACTTGCTAGAGTAAAGATGATCGGCTTTACTGTCTCGGTCTGGAAGGGAGTAGTTGCAGGGACAGCATTTATTGCACGCACAATCTGGTCAGGCATCCAGGGAATCGGCTATTATATCCTTTCGCTCATCACCGGAGGAACCGCACAGGTTACCTTTAGCGCTATGGCGGGTGTCGCCTTTTCTGCTTTCTCTACGGCTGTGACGACTGCTTGTACGGTCGTTAGTACAGCTATCTATTCTATCCCCCTCGTTGGGTGGATTGCCTTAGCCATTGCCGCTATAGCTGCTCTCGGGGTCTACTTTTGGAATACATCGGCCAAGTTTCGTGCTGTGCTTAAGGGGCTCTGGGCATCCTTCAAGACCGTTTTCTCAGGTATCTGGGATATGGCAAAGGAGGTCTTTACTGGGCTTGGCGAGTTGATTATATCCGCCCTCAGCTTTGACGGGGATGGTATCAACAATGCCCTCAGCAAGATGTCGGGGGCGATGAGCAAGTTCGGTGCGGACACGGCTAATGCCTTCCGCCAGGCGTATGATGAGGAGATGG